TTACAATCACTGATTATGATCCATCATCTGAAACACCAGAGCAAGGCAATGGTGTTGGCGCATCTGCAGTTGCCACAATTGATGCTAATGGGTCAATCACAGATATTACTGTTATTAATGGTGGTAGTGGATATACCACGCCAGTTTACGTGACTATCACAGATAGTGGAGAAGACGCTACTGCAACAGCAATTAAAGCAGGCGGTATTATCACTTCTGTTATTCCAGTGAATTTAGGTAAAGACTATTATACCGCCAATGTTGCAATCGTTGATGGTGGTAGTGGTGCTACTGCAACCGCAGTACTCGCAGCTACTGGTACCACAAAGACTGTGACACTTACAAACCCAGGTTCAGGTTATTCAGCTGGTAACGTTCTTACGATTGCTGGTGGAGCAACAACCTATACTGTTGACACTGTTGACACTGGTGGTGAGATTTTAACTGGTACTGTAACTCATGGCTCAGGTTATGCAACCGTTGGTACTTCAACCAATGTAGCGAGCACTGTGTCACCTAGTGGTGGCGCTGGTGCAGCATTCACAATCGTTGTTGGTAAGGCTATTGCGTCATATACTGTTTCGCTTAATGGCAGTCAATATGGAACAGCAACCGTTACCGTAACTGGTGGAAATCCAACTACTCCTGCTGTTGCTACCGCAGTCATTGGAACTGGCTTAAATGCTGGTAAGATTATGTCTATTACGAATTCTACTCCTGGTGCAGGATATGAGTCCGTTCCTGCTGTTGCTATCGCTCCAGGTGGTTCAGGTGCAGTTGTTGTTGCAGAATTGGGCGACATTGGTACATCTGAAGAAGGCAAAATTGTTGGATACGAAGTTACCAACGGTGGAACTAACTATGGCAATCCAAGAGTAGTAATAACTCCAGGTGGTACATCCGCAACCGCAACCGCAACCTTAGCAATTGACGATCCAGCATCAACAAACTGGGGATTACCTTGTGCATCAACAACTGGTACTCCTCGTACATTCTATAGTCTAAACAATGTTGCTGAAGGAGCTTTTAGTAGATTATTAAGCGGGGGCTCTGATGGTGAACGCGCTGATGCTAGTGAGATTATTGCTGGTTGGGATATGTTTAAGAATGCTGAAGAAGTTGACGTGAGTCTGCTTTTTGTTGGTAATGCTGGTGGAAGTTCAACCAGCAAGAATGTTATTCGCCACGTTATTGACAATATCGCTGAATATCGTAGAGATTGTATGGTATTCTTTAGTCCTAATTTGGTTGACGTTCTAAACCGTGAACAAACAAGCGCGACAAGAGCTATTAGAGATTTCGTAACCAATCCAGTCAATGGCGTGAATCGTAATACCAGTTTCGCTGTATGTGATAGTGGATGGAAACTTCAATACGACGTTATTAATGACAAGTATCGTTGGGTACCTCTTAATGCAGATATCGCAGGTCTTTGCGCGCAAACAGAAACAGACTATGATGCGTGGTGGAGCCCAGCTGGTCTAAATCGTGGTATGATTAAGAACGTTGTCTCTCTTGCGTATAATCCTAATAAAGCGAGTCGTGATGATCTGTATAAAGCCAATATCAATAGCGTAGTTAGCTTCACTGGAGAAGGTACATTCCTTTATGGTGACAGAACAATGCTAACGAAGAATAGTGCATTCAGTTATATCAACGTCCGTCGCTTGTTCATTACACTTGAGAAGAGCATTGGTAAATCAGCCAAGTACCACTTGTTTGAGTTCAATGATTCGTTTACTCGTTCACAATTTGTAGGTGCTGTTGAACCGTTCCTTCGTATGGTTAAAGCAAGACGTGGTATCTATGATTTCAAAGTTATTTGCGATGAAAGTAATAATACACCTGAAATTATTGATCGCGCTGAGTTTGTTGCAAGTATTTTTATCAAACCAGCTCGCAGTATCAACTTCATTACATTGAACTTTGTTGCAGTGCGTACTGGTGTTGAATTCTCTGAAGTTGTTGGCATTGTGTAAATAGTTAATGAAACAGAACAATAATTAATAAAGGAGACATTCAATGGCATATTCAGACGTAAATTCATTCCTAGGCGTATTTGATGGCGGTGCCCGCCCAAATCGTTACAACGTAAACATCACAAGTGCTCGTACCGCAGGCGCTGGCACTATTGACACATCAATTCAGTTCTTATGTCGTGCTACATCAATTCCAGGCAGCATTTTAGGTGCTGCTGAAGTTGCTTATATGGGCAGAGCCATTAAAGTTGCGGGTGATAGAACATTTGATGATTGGACAGTTACCATTTACAACAATACTGATTTTAGATTAAGAATCTTCTTTGAAGCTTGGTCAAATGGTATGTTGAAAAACTTTGCAAACGTAACTGATTTTCAGTCAGATGAATCATATCTGGCTGATGGTTATGTCGAACAGCTTGACAGAAATGAGCAGGTTATGAATAGATATGACTTTAGAAAAATCTTTCCACTCAGTGTAGGCGATATTGCTTTGGCATATGATTCGAATAACACTGTTGAGGAGTTTTCAGTAACTTTTGCAGTCAATTATTGGACAGCATCTAATAGTACAGATCAAGGTTAATGATTTAAATGCCAAAC